AGTTCCTGGAAGATATGAATCTACTCTTGCTCTAACTCCAGAGTTTCTACCTACAATAACTTCATCAACTATATCTGCAGCATATTCTAAGATTGATTTTCCGTTAAAGGAATCATCAACCATAACACATGGATATTTTTCATAATATTGAATTTCGCCACCAGTTACTGCCTTTCCTTCTTTGAAAAAATGATCGCCAAACTTTTCTACCTGACTTTGCAGAATACTCTGCATAGTAGTAAGTTCTCTTGCCTGAACAGGAAAACCAGGTTTAAATAGAACTCTATAGTAATCGTTATCACGATCAAAGTCGTCGTAGTAAGGAGAAACGTTTAAGTTAAGTTCCTGTGGCATGATTTTTTAGAATTGCAGAATGACCTTAATATCTTCTTTTTGACTCTTTGATCTTGTGATCGCGGGTCTGTTATCGACATAAATTATGTCTCCTGAATATTTCTTTACCTCTGGAGATGCAATCCCCTCGGCAAAGTTCTGACCCAGGTTATATGTAGTATTATTTATAGAGGTAGTTATACCGCTGAAGTTTTCATCTATTTGAAGTTCAATCGATCCACCATTAATAGTTAACGATCCTCCAGCATCTAGATCGGACGTAAATCTGTGTTGAATATAACCATACTCTGGAATTCTTTGAGTTCCATCAGTATTAAATCCAACTTGAGCTTTATCCTGCCAGTACTTGAGAACACCAGTAGTTTCATCATAAGAAACGACTCTACCAACAGCAGTGCTTCCTAATCCAACCTCTTGTGTTATCTCACTATCAAAAGTAAATGAAGCAGAACTATATCCAATACCAGTTAGTTTTAGTGCATAAACAGCACTAACTTTATCATCAGATACTAACTGAGTTGATCCAATTTTTGTTGGATTATGTACGATTCCAACTCTTGCAACTTGGTTTCCAACAACGAAATCTGGATTATCGGAATCATTTTCAATACGGGTATATAATAGTACGTTAGTAGCTCCCATTTCTCTGTAAATATCTGCTCCATGTCCCCCAGCAGGTGGGATGATAACATCAAATTCTGGTATAACTGTACCAAAAGCAAGAGATGAACTTGAAAGGTCAATTCTTCCATGGGTATAACCTTCTCCACCGTCTGAGACTGTTATACTATCAACTTTAGAATCATTGTTTACAACGATAGTGCATTCAGCACCTTCTCCATCACCATTAATGGGAATATTAGCATATGTTATGCCACCAGTTCCAAGACCTGATCCCCTATCTTTTATTGTTACAATTTTGATCTGACCACTTGTTTCTGCATTATCCCTGATGGAATCAAAGGTTGTATCTGTCTCCCAATCTTTTGGAACGGGAATAAAATTAACAGAGTCAAATTTTACGATATCTGATGGTTTAATTGTAAATAGATATTTCCAAAGATATCCATCACCACTGTCTCCAGGAATCTGTGGTTCTAGATCTGTAAATAGTGGTTCATCAAGAGAAGGTTTTCCATCAGGAGTTTCTGGATCTGTTCCATTCTGCAAACAAATATAAACTCTAAAGTCGCTATTCATCACATAGAAGTTTGATGAATATAGACTAGTTGCGTTTGATGGTTTTGCTAAATTTGTTCTGCTAATGTCGTGACGATACATATCATAAGTCGTACCAGAACTCCAAGTAATTTTTCTAATTACCTGTCGAATATCTTCTGAAGAAATTTTCTTCATTGCAATCATGGTATCCCAATAATCAAATTCTTGCTCAAAAGAATCCTTTGGAGCAGGAGGAGAAGTATCCCACGTAGCAACTACGTCCGTTGGATTCGGTAAACCAATGAAGGCATAAAAAGCATTATTTTCCGTATCTTCTGCAAGATCCAGAAAATTTTGCGTATTCAAAATTCTAATTTTATCAGTTATGATTGCAGACATTTAGCTATAACTTTTCTAGTTATTTATGAAAGATAATTCAATGCTTTTAATGGATTTTTTCTTCTCAAGATAGGTGATGTATCAATACCAATCACACCATTGTCTCTCTTGATTTCATATGTCTCTGGATTAGGTCTTACGACATTATCCAGTCTTCCCCAAGAGAAGTTTGCAAACGTTTGTCTGGAAAGGAATGAAGAAAGTCCAAGTTGAGAATAATCTTCAACAACGGTAACAACTTTAGTATTGTCTTCGATAATCAATGTTGCTCCATCTGCAACAGTTGTAGAATTTCCAGATCCTACAGAATAAGAACCAAGTCTTGTTAGACTTGCAATGAAGTCATCACTGAATATTACGATTGGAGTTCCAGGAATAATATCATGAACTTGATAAACATTATCGATGAATGCAGTTCCATTAACCAAATTAACTCCATCTATTTCAATTGAAGTTACACCATATCCAACTGTTGTTGCATTTCCGACTGTAGAATCTCTTATGGTGAAGAAGTCACCCGTACCAATTCCACTATAATCAATTGTATTTCCAGCACCAACAATTTCTTCATTTTTCATTGGTGAGTTTTCTGGAATAGCGAACTCAAACACAAGACCTTGAGAAGTTCCTGCTCCAATTGTTGTAGTTCCAATTCCAATAACTTCACCAAAGTCTCCTGCAAAGTCAACTCTGAACACTGTCTCTGATTTTGGAACAGGTGGAGTAATTAGAACTGGTGGTGGATTATTATCATCATATCCAGTTCCTCCAGTAGAAACTGTGATGGTTGTTAACTTACCAGAACCAATTGCGGTTGTAGCTTCTGCTTGATCACCACCATCATCTTTTGGTTTTCCTATAGAGATAGATGGAACTTCAAAATAACCGCTTCCAGTATTTGTAATATTAATTTGAGTAACAATACCTGCAGTTACTGCCGCTGTTGCTACCGCTTCTGATGTTAAATCCTGACTGATTAAATCAACGGTGTTAATGTAATTATCAGTAGTATTCTCTTTAGCGTTATCAAAGAAAGTTTTTACACCTTCGACCCAAATTTGTGTGCTACCAGCGTCAACATCATATATGATGTTAGTTAGAGGAAGAATAGCAGCTTCATAAATGTCTCTTGCTTTGTTGATTTCACTACCATCAATAACAAGATCAGTTGTTGCACGACACCAATTAACTGGTCTTTCAATAAATTGATCATTGCTAATTCCAACTCCACCATACAGATAAGTATCAACAGAGTCAGTTGAAGTAACATCTTTAACAGATCTATCAGTTTGTTTTAGAGATGAGTCATCGCCACCAATCGTAAGAAGGTCTCCAGGAGAAACAGTTTCAAGAATATCTACAAATTCAACATCAACACCTCCAGTTCCTCTGTAGAAAATAATCTTACAAATATCCCCAAGTTTTGGAGCTTCTGTAAATCTAATAGTACTACCACCAGGGAATACATATGCTTCTCCAGGAACCTGTAGAACGTCATTAATGAATATCAGAAGGGTTGACTGAACATCAATTAAAGATCCTACAGCAGCTTTGATTGATGTTCTGACTCCATTTAATCTAATAGCAAATCTTGTGAATTCTCCGTTAAACTGAGAACTAATATCATCAATTACCTGTAGATCTCCAATGGTCCATCCAGTAAACTGATCTGTCTGAGTTTGAGTAATATAGAAATTAAACTCATTAAAATCTAACGCTGTCGGTAGAGACAATGTTGGTGTAGCATGAGGTCCTAACACGGGAGGAGCATATGCTGCGCCATCACCAATTATTGTAGTAACAATTCCAACCAGGTTGTAAATTGAAGATACAACATCAGAGCAACTATCAAGAGTATAAGAAGATCCATTATTATAATCTATTGTAGTATCAGTAACCTGAGTCACAGAACCAGCAATTCCTTGGTAAGACGTAGGTAATGTTTGATTGTTTATAACGAATGTTGAAATACCAGCAAGATAGTCATATGTTGCAATGGTCTCTGTTGTTTCTCCTGTCACATAATTTAAAGGACCACTCCAGTACTTATTACCTGCTGCAACTGCATTCGAGTTTCCTCCAAAGAATAAATCATTTGCTAATGCATCAACAATAAATCCAGTATCTCTCTCGCACTTAGTTTGATCGTAATCAGGATTGGCGAGTAGAGCAGGATATGTAGCTGTTGCATATCCGACGGCTTCCTTAACAAGGAATTGTCTGTTAGAAGCGAGAAGATTTCCAGCATCAGCAAATCTTCCATGATACATGTACTGAATACCATCAGTTCCACCAACAGAAACAGTTAGTACATTATTAATTTCATATCCATATCCAACATTTGTAATATCAAAGTCAATTACACTAGATCCTTGTCCAACTACAACATTAACCTTTGCAGCTCTTCCTCCAGTATCTCCGATTGAAGTTGTAGAGTATGATGTTGGAAGATTATCATATGGGAGGGGATCATCAAAATCAACATTTAGATATTTCGCAACTTTACC